ATGACCGAGACGACCGAACTGGGCGGGGCCGACCCCGCGCCGGATCTTCCTGCCGTGCCGATCGTCGCGCAGCGCGCCTTGGCCGCGCCGGCCACCGTCGATCGTGCCGCGCGCACGGTGGAGGTGGTGTGGTCCACCGGCGCCCGCGCCCGCAATTTCGTCCCCGCCCTCGGCCTGATTACCGAGGAGCTGGAGATGTCGCCGAACGCGGTGCGGATGGCCGCACTCCGCTCCGGCAATGCGCCGGTGCTGGACACCCATCGCCGCGGCGGCGCGCGGGATGTGCTGGGGCGGGTCACCGCCGCCCGCCTCGAGCGCGGCCGGGGCTACGCCACCTTGCAATTCTCCACCGCTGCCGATGTCGAGCCGGTCTGGCAGCGCATCGCCGACGGCACGCTGCGCGCGGTGAGCGTCGGCTACCGGGTGCACCGCTACGAGCCGCGGCCGGATACTGGGTCCGGCGAGACCGTCCACCGCGCGGTGGATTGGGAGCCTTTCGAGATCTCCGTCGTGCCGATCCCGGTGGATCGGGACGCCGCCGTTCGGGCTCCCACGACGATTGCAGAGCAATCGCCGTGGGGTCCCGTGCGGGGCGAGGCGCCACAGGGCGCGCCCACCTTCGCTGTCGAACCCGCCCTGCCCATCGAGGAATCCACCATGCCCGAGACGACGCCGGAAACCCCGGCCACCCCGGCGCCGTCTGCGCCGCCTGCCGTCCAGCCACAGGAGGCCAACGTGACCATCACGCCCAGCGCCCCTGCACTCGAGCCGACCCGCGCTGCTTCGCCCGATCTCGATGCGGTCCGTGCCGAGGCGCAGCGGGCCGAGCGCGAGCGCATCGCCGGCGTCGACGCCGCGGTCGAGGCCGCCCGTGCCTTGCTGCCGGCCGAGCGCATCACGCCGATCCGCACCGAGGCGGTGGAGCGCGGCTGGAGCGCCGATCAGGTCCGGCGCGCCCTGTTCGATGCGCTGGTGGCGGGCAGCCCGCGACCCTCGGTGCCCGCGCGGCCGGAGACCGGCCCCGGCCACGACGACCCCGCCATGCTGATCGACGCCATGGCCGAGGCGCTCGCCGCGCGCTCCATGCCCGGCTACCAGCCGCCCCAGGGGGAGAATGGTCGGTCCGGCCGCCACGCCGAATTCATGGGCTGGCGCCCCTCCGACATGGTGGGCGAGCTGCTGCGCGTCCGCGGCGAGCGCAGCGTGCCGCGCAACCCGACCTTGCTCGCCGAGCGCGCCTTCCACACCACGTCGGATTTCCCGCTGCTGCTCTCGGCCGCGGCCAACAAGATGCTGCTGGCCGCCTACCAGCCGGCGCAGCCGACCTACCGGCAGATCTTCCTCCGGCGCGATTTCCGCGACTTCAAGCCGCACCGGCATCTGCGCGTCGGCGACTTCCCGACGTTGCTGCCGCTCCTGGAGAATGGCGAGATCCAGGCCGGCACCATGTCCGAGAGCCAGGAGATCGTCCTGCTCCAGACCTTTGCCCGCCGCATCCGCGTCACCCGGCCGATGCTGGTGAATGACGACCTCGGCGCCTTCACCGACTTCGCCGCGGCGATCGGCCGGCGCGTCGCCGACTTCGAGAATGCCACCGCCTATGGCCTGCTGAACCTGGGCAATGGCGATGGTCCGACGCTCACCACCGGCAACGCCACGGTCTTTGGCACCGCCGCCGCCCGCGCCAACAAGGCCTCGTCCGGCTCGGCGCTGGACCTGACGGGCCTCGCCGCCGGCCGTGCCGCCATCATGAAGCAAAAGACCCTCGACGGGCTGCCGATCGCGGTCGGCTCCTCCATGCGGCTGGTGGTCGGCCCGAACCAGGAACTCGCGGCCCGGCAGCTGACGGTCAGCGTGGCCGCGACGCAGACCAGCAACGCCAATGTCTATGCGGGCTTCGTGCAGCCGCTGGTCGAGCCGCTGATCCAGAACAATCGTTGGTACCTGTTCTCCGACCCGCTCTCGGCGCCCGTCTATGTCTATGGCTATCTGAACGGGGCGGAGGGGCCGCAGGTCACCACCGGGCCGGTCTCGGGCGTCGATGGCGTTGAGGTCAGCGTGATCTTCGACTTCGGCGTCGGCGCCATCGACTGGCGCGGCGCCTGGTTCAATCCGGGGACCTGATCCTTTCCATCATCACAGCATGACGCGCGGGGCGGCCTTCGGGCCGCCCTTCGCGTTTCAGGAGATCTACCATGCGGAACTTCGTCCAGCCGGGCGACAGCCTGGCCGCTGCCGTCCCCTATTCGGGCGGCGTCACGTCCGGCCAGGGCCTGCTGGTCGGCGCGCTCTTCGGCGTTGCCGCCATCGATGGCGCGCAGAACGCGATCATCGAGGCGGCGACCCAGGGCGTCTTCGATCTCACCAAGGAGCCCTCGCTCGCCATCACCGCCGGCGCGCGGGTCTTCTGGGACAACACCAACCGCCGCGTCACCACCACCGCCACCGGCAATTTCTCGATCGGCATCGCGACACAGGCCGCGCTCGCCGCCGACACCACCGTCCGCGTCTGGCTCAACCGCGTCCCGGCCTCGGGGGCGTGATGAGCACGCTCCTGCCGCGCGACCACGCGCGCCTCGAGGGCGTGCACCGCGACCTCGTGCGCGTTGTCGAGCGGGCCCGCCGGGCGGTGCCCTTCATTGTCACCGAGGGGCTGCGCACGCGCGACCGCCAAGCGCGGCTCGTGGCCAGCGGTGCCTCGCGCACCATGAACAGCCGTCACCTCGCCGGCCATGCCGTCGATCTCGCCTACTGGCTGGATGACGGTGATGGCGCGGTGGAGCAGGGCGAGATCCGCTGGGACTGGCCCCTGTACGGTCAGATCGGCGCCGCGATGAAGGCCGCGGCGAAGGATCTCGGTGTAGCGATCGTCTGGGGCGGCGACTGGGCCTCCTTTAGGGACGGCCCGCATTTCGAGCTCGATCGCAAGGCCTATCCCTGATGGGCGCCGCCATCCTCGCGCTGGTCACCCGCCATGCTCTGCCGCTCGCGCTGGGTGGCGCGATCCTGCTTTCCGTCACCGCGGCCTGGCACTTCCGCGCCCAGCGCAACGCCGCACGCTTCGATGCGGCGACGGCCAGCCGTGTGGCTGAAGCCAACGCGGCGACACTGGCCCGCGCCACCGCCGAGCACGCCCGTCAGCTGGAGGCGCTGACCAGCGAGGCCGCGCGGGCCCGCATCCAGGCGGCGCGCCTCGGCGCCAACATGGAGGCCATCCGCCGTGATCCGAGCCATGCTGCCGGCCCTGCCCCTGTGCTGCGCGATGCTGTCGAGCGCCTGCGCGCCAGCCGCACCGCCGGAGATCCGGCTGCTGCGGCTGCGCCTCCCTGATGCGCTGCTGGTCTGCGCTGAGGCGCCGGCGCTCCCCACGAGCGACCAACTGACCCAAGGGCAGGTGGCGGAGCTGCTGCTGGCCTATGACGTCGCTCATGCGGACTGCGCTGCACGCCTGGCTGCGGTGCGGCGGCTGAACCCCGCCGACGTCGGCAAACGATGAACGCCTTCGCCGACGCCATGGCCGCGCTCGTCGCAGATTCCAATCTCGGCTTCGAGGCCGTGTACCGGCAAGGCGGCGATGGCCCGCCGGTCACGTTGCGCGTCCTGCGCTCCTCGCCGGACCGCGTGGCCGATGCCTTCGGCACCGAGATCCTCTCCGCGACCGACATCCTCTCGATCGCCATCGCCACGCTGCCCGACATCGCCGCCGGCGACAGTTTCGCCATCGGCGCCGACCTGCTCACCGTCACCCATGCCGAGCGCGATGCGTCCGGCACCACCTGGCGCGTCCTCTGCCAGCGATAGGAAACTTCCATGCCACAGAATGCTCTAACCCTGCTGGAGATTTTGCGCGACCTGCTGCTGGGCGCGGCGGCAGGTCTCGCCGGCGGCTTCGTACGCTGGAACAACCCGGAGCGCCGGCGCTTTGGCTGGTGCCTCGCCTGGGAGGTGCCCTCCGCCGCCCTGGTCGGCAGCGCCGGCTACGCGCTCGGTGGCTTCCTCGAGTTCAACGAGTACGGCCGGTTCCTCTTTGCCTTTGTGTTCGGCTATCTCGGCCAGGCGGCGCTGCATGATCTCGCCGTCGCCATCATCCGTCACCGCACCGGCCTGCCGCCTGGCGACGGCGCGTGAAGCTCAGCGCCATCGTTGGCGATCTGCGCAAGGCGCTGTCGGAGGAGGTCCGTGCCGGTGAGCGCGCGGCCTCCCGCGCGGTGCGCGACGAGACCGATGCGCTGAAGCAGGAACTCCGGCAGCAGGTCACCAGCTCCCTCGGCGGCAAGGCGCGCGGCATCGCCAATGCCTGGCGCTCCCAGGTCTATCCGCGGACCGGCGTGTCGATGCGTGCCGCCGGGCTCGTCTGGAGCAAGACGCCGCTCGTCATCGACGCCTTCGAGCGCGGCGCGCTGATCCGGCCGAAGGGCGGCGGACGGTTCCTCGCGATCGCCACCGGCTTCAACGCGGCGCGTGGCTGGCGGGGCCGCGGTGACAAGGGGCTGCGCGTCACGCCGGCCCAGATGGTCGCCTCGGGCCAGGGCTTCCTGCGCCCCTTCAAGTCGGGGCGTGGCTTCGTCTGGTGCCTGCCGCTGCGCCGGGGTGAGCAGACCGGCCGGCGGCGCCGAACCCGGCTCATCGCCGGCGGCGTGGCGGAGGTCGGCACCGCCAACCGCAAGGGCCGCGAGGCCTGGGCGCGTGGCCTGCTCGAAAAGGGAATGGTGCCGATGTTTCTCCTGCTGCCCCAGGTGAAGCTCGCCAAGCGGCTCGATGTCCATGGTGCTTCGCTCCGCGCCCTGCGGCGCCTGCCGCGGCGCTTTGTGGCGGCCTGGGAAGCCGAGGCGGCGCGGGCGGGATGAGTGTTCGGGAGGCCGCCCTGGCTGCCCTGTTCGCGCGCCTGGGCGCTACCCTGGCTGCGCGAAGCCCGGCCCCGAAGGTCCTCCGCAACGAGACCGTGCCGCAGCGCCTGCCGGCCGGTGGGCTGGTCGTGGTGCGTGACGGCGAGACGGTGGAGGAGACCGCGATCCTCTCGCCGCTTGCCTGGGCTATCGAGCACCGCGCCGATGTTGAGGTCGTCGCCACGACGGGCGCGCTGCTCGACGCGCTGCTGATCGACATCGCCGCAGCGATCGCCGGCGATCGTACCATCGGGGGCGCCGTGGAATGGGCGCAGCCCGGCGCACCCTCCTTTGACGATGCCGAGGCGGAAGGCGCCGCTTCGGCCCGGGCCGCCTCCATTCCCGTCACGCTGTTCTTCACCGTCGCCGGCTCGCCGCTGGCCTGATCCCGCTTCCGGAGACGCCTTATGCCCCGTGCCATCGGCGCGAATTCGCGCCTGCTCATGATTCCCGAGGTCACCTACGGCACCGCGCCCGGCGGCAACTGGCGGCGCGTGCCCTTCCTCTCCTGCAACCTCGGCGCCGAGCAGCCCCTGCTGGATGCGGACGTCATCGGCCTCGGCGGCAATCGGGATCCAGCCGCGCCGTTCTTTGACACGGTCACGGTCGAGGGCGATGTCGTCGTGCCGATCGACCTGATCAACACCGGCCACTGGCTGAGGCTGCTGCTAGGGGCGCCGACCACCACCGGCACCAATCCGAACTACACCCACACCTTTGGCTCGGGCGCGGCGACGCTGCCCTCGCAGGCGATCGAGATCGGCTATCCCGATGTGCCGAGCTATGACGTCTGCACCGGCATCCGCGCGGACGCGCTGGAGATCGATTTCTCGCCCACCGGCCCGGCGACCGCGACGATCAAGCTCATCGCCCAGGGATCGTCGCGATCTGGCTCCTCCTCGGGCGGCACGCCGGTCGCTGCCGCCTACACTGCCTTCCACAAGGCGCAGGGATCGATCACCCGGGCTGGCTCTGCGCTGGCGCAGGTGACCGGCGCGCGACTGAACTACAGCAACAGCGTGGAGGCGGTGCGCACCATTCGCGCCGACCGCAAGATCGAGGGCGCGGATCCCGGCATCGCGCGCGCGACCGGCCAGATCACCGCGCGCTTCGCGGACACCACGTTGCTGACGCAGGCCCAGAATGGCACGGCGGCGGAGTTCGCCTTTGCCTTCACCATCGACGCCAACCGCAGCCTGACCTTTACGCTGCACGAGGTCTACCTGGCGCTCGCCAAGACGCCGATCGAAGGGCCGGCGGGCGTGGAAGCCAGCTTCGAGTTCCGAGCGGCCTTCAACGCGACGGCGACGCGCATGATGACCGCTGTGCTGAAGAACCAGCAGGCGGGGACGGAGTATGCGTAGCCACTCACCGCAATGTCCGCCCTGCGCCTATATTTGCCATTCGATGTGCTGTTCGTAGAATCAATGGCTCCCGATCGTCGACGCAACCCGTTGGGCGCCCCCCGACTGCTTCCGTCACTGGGAAGGGACGCTGGATCAAATCTGCGGATCTGATAGGCTTCCGCCCGGATCGGGGGGCAGCGATGAACGACGGGGCAGGCGAGCAGATTTTTCATGTCGCAGCCAGGTCCGACCACCTGAAACGGCAAGCCAGCACCAGCCCTCTCGCAGCCCTAGCCGAGTGCATCTGGAACGCGCTCGATGCAGATGCCACTCTCGTGGAGATCGAGTTCCATCAGGGGCCGATCACGTTGGAACGCGTTGTAATCCGCGATGACGGAACGGGTATGACGCGGGAGGAAGCTCCACAGCTTTTCAGGAACCTCGGCGACAGTTGGAAGAGCCGAGCGGCCAAGACGAAAGGTAGAGGTCGGTTCCTGCATGGACGGGAAGGGCGAGGCCGCTTCAAGGCTCTCGTTCTAGGACGGGTCGCTGATTGGAAGGTGACCTTCATGGACGGAGACACCCTCAGGGAGTTCACCGTCAGCGTCGTCGCCGACGACATGGAGCGCGGCAAGGTGTCCGAAGCGAGGCCCAGCACCGCGCCCAGGACGGGAACAGAACTCATTATTTCCGAGCCGCCGCACGACCTGCGCCGCCTTCGGGACGATGATGCGCGGCAGGCCCTTACTGAGACGCTCGCGCCCTACCTCCTCAACTACGCAGATGCGCGGGTGTCTGTAGATGGCGTTCTGCTCGATCCGGCGTCAGGTATCGCGGATAGGAAGGCATACCCCCTTACTCCTGTAGTCGTAGACGGCGTGACGCACGGAGTGCTTCTCGACCTTATCGAGTGGAAAAGGACGACCGAACGCCTGCTGTTCCTTTGCGGCGAGCATGGCTTCCCACTGCTCACCCTGGAAGGGCGGCTCCCCGCAAGCGACAGGGGCTTCTCCGCTTATCTCCGCTCGTCATTGATCCAGGATCTCCACGACAGGAATGAGCTTGGCGTAGCCGGGCTTAACCCGGCCCTGGAGACGATGATCACCGAGGCCCGCGCGACGATCCGCGATCACCTGCGCCGGCGCGTCGCCGCGGAAGCGCAGAACGTCGTGCAGCGCTGGAAGGACGAGGCTGTCTACCCATACGCCGAGGCGCCCGCTTCGCCTCTGGAGGAAGTCCAGCGACAGGTTTTCGATATCGTGGCCGTCACTGCGGCTCGGCACATAGACGACTTCGAGAGCGCATCTCTGCGAGCCCGCCGCCTTCAACTTCGAACCCTACGGATCGCAGTTGAACAGGGAGGAGAGGACGTACAGTTCGCTCTCCAGGAGGTGCTCAACCTCCCGAAGAAGGAACTTGCAGAGTTTGTGGCCATGCTGAAGGAAACCTCCCTGTCCGCCATCATCGGCGGGGTGAAGGTGGTTTCAGATCGCCTCAAGGTGCTGACAGGCCTCGAAGCGCTTATCGCCGATGAGGATACGAGCGCCAGCCTAAAGGAGCGGACTCAGCTTCATCGCCTTGTCGCAGAAAATACCTGGCTCTTCGGCGAAGAATTCCACCTCATGGCGGACGATGAGGGGCTCACCCGGTGTCTTGTGGAACACGCGCGGATGCGCGAGGTCGAGATTCTCGACACGACGCCGGTCACTCACCCAACCAAGAAGCGCGGCATTGTGGACCTGATGTTTGGGAAGCGGCGGCAGGTCCACCGCGTGACCGATCTTGAGCATCTCGTCGTGGAGTTGAAGGCGCCCAAGGTCTCCATCGGCGAGGAACAACTGCGGCAGGTGGAGGGATACGCGAGGGCCATCGCAGGTGACGATCGGTTCGACAAGGCGAACACGCGCTGGGTCTTCTGGGCGCTGTCGAAGGAAATAGATGAGGCGTATGCACTCTACCGGCAGGGCGATCATGCCCCGGCTGGTCTCGTGCATCGTCGAGGAAATCTCAGCATTTGGGTAAAGTCCTGGGGCGCGCTGTTCAACGAGAACAGGACGCGCCTCCAGTTCTATCAGGATGCTCTCGCTCTAAAGATCACGCGGGCGCCTTGGAGCATCTAAGGACGACCTATGGTCGGTATCTGGAAGGAGTGCTCGCGCCCCCGGTAGATGAGTCTGCCGAGGATCCAAGCGAGACGCCTTCTCCATTGTAGTGGATCGTCGCAGGGCCGCGGCGTGCGTCGGCATCGGCGACCTGAGATGACTTCCTCCACGCTGTGCTGACGAAGCGATGCGAGGGTCGCAAGAGTCCGGACATCTCCTGGCGTTGGTGGTCGCATGGCCGGCTGGCAGACGCGGATTCAAGATAAGGACGCTCTATCTCATGCTCACCCTCGACCTTCCGGCCGAGCCGTACTGGCTCGACCTGCCGCGCGGCGTGCGCGTGGAGATCCGCCCTTTGACCACCGCCGTCATGGCTGCAGCGCAGGCGGCCGCCGCGCGACGCCTCGCCGCGATCCGCATCGCCGATCCGGATCTCGACCCCGACATGTCCCGCGGCCTGTCCTTCGCCTTCCTCGTCAAGGCGCTTGCCCGGCACGCCGTCACCGCCTGGGAGGGCATCGGCGATAGCGCCGGCAAGCCGCTGCCGCTCTCGCCTGAGGCGGTCGAGCGCCTGATGGATCTCGACGACATCGCTGCCGCCTTCTGGGACCGAGCCACGGCACCCGTCGCCGCGGTGGCCGCCGAGGGAAACGGCTAAGGGCCCGCGCCGCCTGGCATTTTGGCCGCGGGCCCGAATACTGCCGCGGCTGCGCTGGCCTGGGCCGCGACTGCGCTGACGCCTGCCCCTACGCGGCCCAGGCCCCCGCCAGCATCGAGGGCCACGCCTGCTGGTC